TCGTCACCAAGATGAATTCCGAGCGAGGCGAAAGCCTCCTCTGGGGAGAGGCGGCCGCCGCTTGGGAGAAGCTTGTTTCGATAACCAAGGTAGGCCGTGAAACTGGCTCGTAGTGTCTGGAATACGCTCGTCGCTGAGCATCCAGATCCATGCGAAGGTCCTTGTTGAAATTTCGTTCCATATGGTAACACTCCAACGTTATCTACGTTGGTCTTCAAAATTTCATTCACCTTAGCGCGATGGTTTGCAAAGGCCTTCATACAAACCGCCCGGTCGACTTTGCGCAAGTAGTAAGTGATAGTTCCATCCATTCGATGGTAATCTGAAACATTCACAAACTGCTCGGCACCTTGGCAGACTTCTGCTACTCGCAGTGCCACTTCCAAGGGAGTTTTACCAGGCCCATACCAAGCAAACTGTTTGCAATGCTCTGACAAAGCAAGTGCAAGCATGGCCATATCCAATTTATCAGCATCATTATACTGAGAAATGTTCCGCGGATCCTTGACGTCCGGGTAGGCTTCAGCCTTCCCAAAACACTTTAGTACCGCCACACGGAACTGGCCGGTAAGCACCGCTTTGCGGAGCGACAGCTGCTGGGCAGCGCTTGTCTGTTTTGCCGCGACGACTTCATAACAGACAGGTTCAAGGGTTACACCCTGCACGACGAAGTTCGCAAATTCAGTCATGCATTGTTCCACGAAGCGAGATGGTTTAGGTTCAGGTTTCTTTAATTTATTAATTCTACCTTCTACACTTTGCTCCTCTCCTGCTTTGTTCATGACAGGGGCAAAGGCTCCATGGATTAGGGGGCTCATAAAGGCTTCCAGCTTGGGTCTCGCTTCTTGATCGAATTCTTTCGGCTTGTACTGATATCCACGTACCGCTTTGTTTACTGGAAAAACAACCATTGCAGATCGTTTCCCACACAAGCGATGGTATTCAGTCAACACAGCCGCAGCTGGTCGATCATTGGCAAGCCAACTTGCAGCAGTGGGCAACATGAGATTAGTGGTCCCAAGCCGCGCCACGGTCGCAATGCTGGCGTCCGCATCGGCAGACACGGTGGCACAGAGCCACGTGTTCGGTCTCGCAGTTGTCACGAGCGTGTCACTACTGGTGTGCACATCGAACCGGACAAATTTTTCATCACCATGTGTTACAATGGGAATCCAACGAGTCAACGGCTTCGGTTCCAACAACCAATAGGCAAGGAGAGAGCCGACACCACGGAATATCCTTATGGGTGTCAAAAGCACAATCTGGCGGTGCTTCCCCACTTGTTTGCGCTCAACTGCGTACGGAATAACGCACACAGGAATGCCGAACCAGGTCTTGACGGCCAAAATGCTGTCAAAGCCAGAGTTCCATAAGTG